CAAGCCGCTATTTTGCAAACAGCTTGCGATTAACAATGCGCTCAATTTCACGCATGTCTGTGTCATGCAAGCCCACTATTGGGCGTGCAGGCATTCGTGGTGTTCCTGTATTGAGCCACTCGGCATAATCCAACGGACTGCCAATATAGGCCGTGTTGCTATCCCAGCCGAACTGATGGCTGGCGGCTAGCACCCCAGTTACTTGCAGTTTCTTGCCTGGCCATTTGCCCTTTCGTGCCCGGGCCCGCTTTGTGCCGCGCTTCAGGTCTGCCCATTTCTCGTGTGTCCACGGGTCGCGTTCAGCAGCAAACGCGGTCTCAGTCACGCTATGCAAATAGCCAGCAATAGCCCGCATAGCGTCGGTCATGTCGCCCACCTCACGTTCGAACTTGAGAATTGCCCGGGTTGCATCTTCCGGGTCAAATATCAGTCTGACAGCCATTTATTTGCCCCCCTGCTGGCCTTGGTCGCTATCAACACGCCATGTTGTACCTTGACGTTCACAAACACGGCCTTACGGCCTCTCGCGGTCAGGCGCAGCTTGCGGCCTTCCCGGGTAATTGTCTCTGCTTTGTCAAACAGTGGCTTCAATTCTGTGCTTCGGCTCCAAACCTACTCACCAATCCATGCCAGCGGCACCAATGGCGCGGCCTCGGTCGGGAATTGCGCGATAAACAGTGCTGCCAGCTTACCGGCATCCGGGCCAAGCCGGGCAGTGCTGGCATTGATTTTACGCCCCAGTGCCTCAGCCTGAGCCAGTGCCGGGTTGTAGTCAAAACCGGAATCAGGGAATCCGGTCGGCAACTTCCTGATGCGCTTCTTGCCCTTGGCTTGGGCGTTCGTGAGAGCGCGTACCCGGCACCGGCAATTGAATCCGTTCGGCGGGTATATTTCGCGCCAGATTGAGTCAGTAACCCGGGCAATCTTGCCATTTAGGGCTGCGTGCGTTTCCCGTGTGCTGCCATCCATTACGGCAACGTACTGTAACCACGGCCTGTCATCACGCATCGCCCACATTGCATTCCAGCGGCCAGCTTGATATGCGGCCTGCATGTTCGTGCGGTAGATTGTCTGCAATCGCCACGGGTTCGCCGTGGTCACGCCCATGCGCTTGTGGACTTCGGACATGACCTGCCGGGTCTTGCGCTCGCTCCAGCCTTGCTCCAATGCAGTGACCAGCGTCTGCTTGGTGGCTGCAACTATGTCAAAGCGCAACGCCTGGGCGATGGTGAATGCAAACGCATGATTGCGCCCCCAAATTTCCTGATAGTCCGAGGTCGGCACAACCTGTTTGCGCTTCAGGAACTCAAGTGCCGCTTGCTGGCTGTCAAACACTGCCACGCCCCCAGTTCTCAGCAACGAACAGGCTTGCGGTGATGTCGTCTGTCAAATCGCCTGTCTTGTCGAATATCTCCTGCACGTCATCGTCAAGTGTGACTTTTGCCAGCCCCTGGGCCAGCTCTGAATAATCGCGCCCGTCAATCCAGCCGTCAAGCTCGGTCTGGTCTGGGAACGGGTCGCCCTCGGCCAGCTCAGCCTGGGCCTGCTGGGTGTAGTGTTCGCCGTATGTGGTGTGAATGTAGTCCTCGGTTGGCATAAAGCCCAATTCGGCAAGTTTCTTGTCCATCTCGATGCGGCGTTCAATGTCGTCAACGCGGGTCAGTTTCTCGCATTTTGGCGGCGTTGCGCCTGGCACGTTGTATTCTGTAATCCACCTGGCAACAGTGTCAGTGAACGATTCCATCACCGCGTTTGCAGTGCCTGAGATAATCGACTGGAGCACGTCATGGTGCACTTTCGCTTGTGAGTAGCTGCTGCCGTTGTCTGTCGTCATTGTCTGGCCAACGATGGCTTTGCTGGTGGCGCGATTGATTGCAGTGATGAATGACTCATAATCCACAGAGCCTGAGCGGGCTGCTTCCAGCAATTCAATTTTTGCGCCCTCTGGTGCAACCACGCCGGTATTGCTGGCAATCATGCTGATGGTTTGCAGCATTTTGCTCTTGTAATCTTCATCAGCACCGGCAGGCAACCGGCCAAGGATGGTTGGCTGGCTGAACTTGTCCAGGTAACGCAGCCAAAACTTATGTGCCGCCCGCTTGAATCGGAACAGGTGAACCAGCGCGTGCGCCTTGCCCAATCCATAGGGCCGGTCATCGTCCTGGCCGTTGGCCGTGAAAATCCAAAAATATGGCGAAGTGACAGGAATGGTGTTGTCAATCGTGATGCCGTCTGCTGAAAAATCAAACCGGGAACGGTCACGCACTTTGATGTCATCAGGCAGAATGGCGTTGTCTCTCTTCGTCCAGATAACCTCCGCACCAGAAAATCCATAGTGAATCGCCAGGCACATTTTGGCAATCAGCTCATCGAATCGTAAATGCTCGATGGTGTCGCGTACCAGGTCGGCAGCCTTTACATCTGCTGCGGTGTCGCTGGCCGGTGTGACGCTGGTTTCAGCAGCCACTATCGGCTCAATAATCTGCGCATATCCTGCGCTAACTTGGTCATCAAGCAGAAGCTTGTCGAATTCTGTGTTACCGCTGCGAATGTCAAGATACTGGTAAATGTCCTGCGGCTTTTGCTTGAAGCCAGCCGGTTCCCAGTTCAGTTTGATTTTCTCGGTCACTTAACGCTCCCCCAGCCTGCGCTGGTTTGAATGTTTGTTGCTGTCACTTCACGCTGCCCCACGCCTGCGCTGTCCATGCTCTCGACTGCTGGCAGCTCTCTGAATGCGTATGCTGCGGCATCGACTGCATCGCGCTCACCGTCCGGGAACTCGATCACGTCTCTGTCGAACCAGTCCGGCAGCGTTTCTGCGTGCGTAATCATGCCAAGCTCGTACCGCTCAATCACCGGCAGGAATCTGGCAATTTTGCTTTTGCCTTCCGGTTTGGCTGGAATCACAGGCAGGCTGGTTTCATGCAGCAGGTCTTGAATCAGTGCGCTTTGATACTGCACGTCCTCAATTGCCAACACAGGGCTGATGCCGTATTGCTCGCGCATTTGGTCATACATTTCTTTAACACGCGCTTTCTGCTCATGGAACAACAGCCGCCCCTTCCACGCATGGAGAAAAAACACCTGCCCGGTAATGTCCCTGCCTGCTACCACATAGGCGAATTTATCCGCGGTGTCTTTCTGGCTGATGGCCAGGTCAAAGCCGATGCAGAGCGTCAGCAGTTTCTGCGGTGTGCCGCGCTTCAAATACTCGCGCTTGACGTACTGACCGGTCATTGATGGCGGACGCTGCATGTAAAGACTTTCCCAGTCCGCTGCCCGCATCGCCATTTTCTTTTTCCGCAGCCAGCTCACGGGCATTTTCTCGGGGTAAAACGAATAGGACAGCTCGTCATCAGTCGCCGGAATGCTCAACACTTCCCACTGGTCGCCACCGCGCTTGGCATCCTCCAGCAAACGACCAGCCAGGTCGTCCTTATGCCAGCGGGTCATCACTAAAACGACTGCGCCCTCGAAGGGCGCAAGCTTTCCGTCCTGGACACCGGATACCGGGTCTGTCCACAGCGGGTCATCACTGATAAATTCCGCGTCATTCTCCAACCGCGTGTATGCCGTTGAGCTGTACCAGTTATAAACCCTGTCCCTGTACCGATGGCTTTCTGCCTGTTCCCGGTCTTTTACCGGGTCATCAATTAGCAGGATGTGCGCGCCATGGCCTGTCATTGTGCTACCAACACCGGCAGCCAGGTACTGCCCGCCCTCGCTTGTATGAAACCTGCCAGCGCTCTTTGAGTCCTCGCTCAGTGTGATGCCAGGGAACAATGCCTGGTATTCGTCTGATGCAATGATATTTCGCACGTCCCGGCCGAAGCCTTGGGCCAGTTCGTGGCTGTAACTTGCACTGATAATGTGCCTGTGCGGGTTCAGTCCCAGAAAGAAAGCCGGAAACCGTTTACTTGCAAGCTCGGACTTGCCTGTTCGAGGCGGTACGAAAATCATCAGCCGCTTGATGCGCCCCTCTGCCACGCCTTGCAACTTCTCTGCAATCTTGTGATGCACCTTCGCAGGCTGGTATCGCTTGAATGTGTAGCGCGCAAAATCAATCAAGTTCCGGCGTGCGTGCCGTCTGCGCAGTAGTTCCCTGGCTGCCTCTCGTTCACTTAGCACCGGCGATTTTCTCCAGCTCAGCATCTGACAATTCGCTCAAAGCGCGTGTGTCTTTCACGTCCAGCTCTCTGCGCTCTATCACGCCATGCTGCGACAGCAGCAGCTTGCACATTGCGCTGTTCATCTGATTTGATAGGCCGCCGTTTTCCAGAATATGGTGCTGCATCGCCTGAATTGCGTCATAAATGTATGCAAATTCTGCGTTATTTGTTGCCCAGGTCTGCACCGTCGGCTTTGACTGCAAGAGATAACAGGCCAGCCCGGCAAGTGATGGCACCATGACGTTTTCAACGTGGTCACTATGCCGCCAATCGCCCATTGCGTATTGGCGCGCCTTCTCGATCAACTCGGGTGTGAGCGTAGTCGGCCGTCCGCGCAAGTTCTTACGTTTAGCCATCGTCAACACTCCATCTCGGCTTGTACACATCGCGTCTGAATTCGTGGATGTCTGCTTTGATGCCTTTCAATTCCTCGACAATGAAAGCCAGTGTGTTCTCTAGCCTTCGCTCTGTGTTCTCTATTTTCTCCTCCAGGCCTTTAATTTTGTTCTCGTTGCGTGTTACTCCGATTCTGATGCCGATATAACCGGCCAGGCCGCTCATCACGGCTCCAGCGGCCAGCTTCTCGATGATGCCTTCAATCATTCCCCGAAGCCCTCCTTTATTTCGAGCAACTTGCGATTGCAGGTGCTCATATTCATGTAAAGGGTGGGGATAGTCACACGCAGTGCTTCGCCCTGTGTCTTGGGAATGGGTGGCTTTTCGCATGGTTCAGTCAGATCCTCCGGGACTGGTACTGGTACCGGTACTTCGACCAGTTTCGTTACTATCACCGGCTTCTTTGTACAATTCGCGCAGCTCGTCAGGGATAGGACGATTGCTGCAATCAACAGGTATCGTTTTGGCATGGTTCAGGACTCGTTGTTGTTTGATGTGTGTGTTTTGCATGAACTCAACGAGCCTGGCTTTAGCTGCGATTGCAGCATCTTGTGTCTTTTTCCACCGCAAGCGGCACTGATTCAGTGCTGCGCTTGTCTCCGCAATGGCATTGTTTTGACGTTCCAGTAACACGTTAAGCTCCAATTTTTGCGCCTGCAATTCTTCATTTTTTTGTTGCAATCGTCCAGCCTGCAATTTGTAATACCCCACCAGTAGCACGGCAATTGCACCACCGGCCAACAGTAGCTTCATGCTAACAATCAGGCCGCCCTGGGTAGCAAGCCGCTGTCTCTGAATCACACGCATGTTCACACACTCCGTAAAATCTCAAAAAATGATTTCTTATTCGCTTGACGTAGGTCGTTGTCTCGTTCGCATGGCGGCCGGTCACGCGGGACAGGCACTGCGCGATATGCGGCCATGCAAGCCATTTGCAGTACCGTTGCGCCTTGAGGATGTTCCCGGCCCCCGCGTTGTAGCTGGCAAACGTGAGATTACGCCGGTCGCATTCTGGCCGGTCAGATTTCCATATCCGGCGCAGGCGGGCATCGTAGTAAGCTGCCGCATTGATAGCGTGGTACGCATCACGCGGGCTGCCGTTGATTGAAAGCTTGCGCGACACCTCTGCCCATGTCGCAGGCATGAACTGTGCAATACCGACTGCACCAGCCGGGCTTTCGGCATTCGGGTCAAGCAGCGACTCTTGATAGAGCTGCGCCTTAAGCCACTGCCACTGCCACGGCAGATAGCGTTCAGCAGCGGCTTTAATGGCTGTGTCGTAGTCAGCCGAGGATACTGGCCGCGATAATAGCAGCAAAAGCAAGAATAACAGCAACGTATATCTTGCCTTTTGTTTGTTCTGAAGCATGTTTTGCCATGAAGTTGGAGAGGGAGACCGGCTTGTTCGGGTTCGGATAGCTCCAGTGCCTGTCAATCTGAGAAACTGCCACCATCAGCAGCAGAATGCCAACAATGGCCTGCACCATGCCAGCCCCCAGGTCTGCGCCAAGCGTCAAAAACGCCATCGGGTGCGTAATTATGATTAGCGCAATCAGGGCCAGAGCAACTTGCCCTGACCGGCGTTTAATTTTCGTGATTATCTGCATTTTGCCTCCATTGTCGAAGTATCCAGTAGATAGTGGAAAGGGGGATGCCGGTGCGCTCATGAATAATGGCGGCCGGTTTGTCGCGCAGCCGAATGACAGCATTGTGCCGGTCAATCAGCGCATCTGAGCGGCTGAAAATGCAGCGTTTGCCGCGGAATGCCTCGAGGATATCGTCAATCAGCGCGTCATCATGCACGCCATGGTCTGTAAGAATGCCCTCTAAAGTTCTGAGGTCTTTCGTTTTTTTCAGCATACCGCATTATACCACGCAATAGAAAACCCCGCCGGAGCGGGGTTACCAGGAGGTTCCAAATGAAGGATGGCTTTTCGCAGGGGTCAAGGGGATTGACCGCCGCTGTTTTCAGTCGGAGCCACCCGGCCGACCATCTGTGAATACTATACCACGTTCAGCTGCAAACTGTTCCATTTCATCGTTCAGCTCTACCATCTGCGCGATATTCATCTTGCTGGTCATTGGCAGCATGCGGGCAACTGTGACTTGATCGACAAAACACAGCGGTTCGGTCATCTGAGACCAAATCCGCGCAAACTCCGGGCTGCTGGCGGCAAGGATTGGTGCTGCAAACTGGTGCTTGATAAAGCCCCGTGTGTAGCTCAACGGCCAATCAAGCCCCTGTGCTAGCTCGTTCAGTCTCGCATAATATAGCGCGTTCTGCTCGAGGCTCCGCTTGCCCTTGTGCGGCGTGATTGTCACATAATGCCTGCCCTTGGCCGCTGCTTCGTCAATCGCGGCATGGATGGCCTGTGGCGCGTTTCTGGCTGTGTCGAACGTCACCACGGCAGAAACTCGTAAACGTCATCAGCCGTGAACGCGGCCTCATGCTGTACTGCTTCCAGTATCTCGCCTGGCACAAGCTCTGAAAGCTCTGCAATGATCGAAAAGAAAAACGCCTGTGTGCCGTGCCGCTTCTCCCATGCCCTGCGGTTTTCGTGCAGTGCATCCGGGCCAATGCGATGATGATGCGGGCATAACGGCAGGATGTACCACTCGCCCCACCCGGGCATCCCCTTGCGCTTGGCGCGTGCGCCTTCGATGTGGTGGATTTCGGCAGGGCTGCGGCATATCACGCAGCCGTACTCCCTGCACCAATCATGCCAGCGTTTCTGCGCTGCACTCGGCCGGCCATTCATGACTGGCGCCCTGTCAGTGCGATTTTGCGCTGCGCTTTAATCAATTCCTGCTGTGCGTGCTCAAGCGCATTGATTGCATCGAGCACATACACAGTGCGCAACAAATCGGCATCCAGCAGCAGCTCGCGGTGTATGTCTCTGATTCTTGTAAGGTATTCAGCGATGTGTGATATTTTCGGGTCAACTATCATTTTTGCTCCAGGTATTCGTTGATTAAAAGCAGGGCTTCGTCATATGTTGCAAACTCGGCCCTATATCCGCGCTGACGCAACTGATCCAGCACCTGCGCTTGCTCTTGTATGTGCTGCGTTTTTCTCAGCTTGCCGGATCTCGTCTTGTAATCATCGAGGCTTCGCTTCAGCTCGATAAATAGCCCGGCGTATTTGCCGCGGGGCTCAGCGATAAACATGTCAGGCCATGCCCTGCGCCCGCCATTCAAAGCCTTGAACTTCACCGCCAGGCCGATTGGCAGCCGAAGGCCGCCACCCCCAGTACGAAACATCACGCCCAGCAGATTCAGCATCTGGGCGATTGCTTTGTGTGCGTCATCCTCGCGCATAACTCCAATTCCGTCGCGCATAACGCCAATTCCGTTACGATAAACGCCAATCTGTGTGTTTTACTGTGCCAATTGTTATCCACCA